CTCTATGTTCTTTTAATTCGTTAAAATTTAACCCTCCAAATTTATAACCCTTTAATGAATAACTATTATTTTTAAAGGTAAAAATATCGTTTTCGCTAATGATAAATCCGTCTTCGTCTTCAACTTCGCCATTAATTGATGAATTAACAATTAAAGTTTTTCCGTTTCTTTTAATTTGGTGTAAATACTGAATATAACAGTCTCCGTTTATTGAATAAGTTAAAGGCATTGGATTTAATTCTAATTTAAAATTTAATCCTTTTAATTCTGATTTACTTAATTCTTGAACGTAATTTAAAAAATCTAAGTTTGTAAGTTTCATAATGTTTAGTTTTAAGTTATTGTTTTTTTTGTTCTACTCTAAAAGTATAATACTTTTTTAGAAAAAGTTTATGGCAGGTTCTTTATATATCTCCGAACCATCTAGATTAAACTCTAACGTGTCCTTACACATTGTTCTAGAAAATAAAGACTCCGACCACACGTTAAGTACGATTTTATCCTTACCCACTATTTTCTCTGTTTTCAAATTCTTAAAAGCCTTTTGGTACTGCTCTAGTAATGTCATAATATTTAGTTTTAAGTTATTGTTTTTGTTCTACTCTACAAATATAAAACCTTTTTTGGAATTAAAAAAATATTTTCACTTTTATTTAAAGTTTTTTTTCATTTTATTTGTAAACCCTTGTAAATTAAGGGCATAAAAAAAGACCTAGAAATTAATCTAGGCCTTTCAAAATATATTATTTTAGTTATTATGGAGTCTCTAATGCTGCGATTGCAGTTGCAAAAGATCCATTTACAAACGCATTTGGTAAGTAGTTTGTTAAAGCAACTCTTTCGCTTACTCTAACAGTTACAAAACCATCTCTTACGTTAGTTCCATCTTCTCTAAAGAATTCAACGTTCACACCTTGTCTAACCCATAACTGAGTACCAATACCGAAGTTTCCGATTAAGAAAGTTCCCGCAGCGATTGCAGTGTTCTGAATTACTTTTACTCCTGAAAAAGAAGGTTGTAATCCGTTATAAACTTGGTCTTTCAAGTATTTGTTAGTTGAATCTTTTAACAATAAGATTTTGTTAAAGTCAGTAGGATTTAACATAATACAGTCAGCGCTATAATTCAATAATGATAATTGATTTAATGCAGCAACGATAACGTCAAACTCATTTGCAGACTCAACAGACTGATAAAAAGCACCACTTGCAGATACATCAAAGTCAGCTGCATCAGTAATGATACCGCTTAAATTAGCACCAGTTCCGTCTCCGCTTAATATTTGAGCATCTTCAACCTCTAAAAGTTTCTCAGGCGCTCTTGCAGATAGGTATGAAGTTAATTGAGGCGTATCAGCTAACATTTCCTCAGAAATACGGAAGTAAGTTCCGATTTTTCTTACGTTAGCATCAGCAGCAGTCATATCAAAGTCAGACTGTCCTAAAGTTGCACCTTCAGCAGTTGCAGCAGCGCCATTAGAATATCCTGATTCTTTTACATATCTTACAACATCAGATTGAGTTGAACCGGTAGCTAGTAATTGTCTTACGTGAACTGGTCTTGTAGGATCAAACTTATAACCCGGTACTCTGTCCGCCGGAATTACCTCTCCGGTAAAATCAGCTGCAACAGTCATATCTGCTTTTAATTCAAATGATGCGCTTCTTGAATTACCTTTTGCAATTCCTTCTACCGCTCCATTATCCAACGCCTCTTGTAAAGCACTTTTAAAAGTTACTTTCTTTTGGCTATTGAATTGTTTTTTACTTGCTACTTCCATAGCGTCTAAACGCTCGTTTAATTTAGTAGCCATTCCGCTTACTTCTGATTTTACAATCTCGTTAGCTTTTTCTACGACATTGTTTACAACGTCTGAATTTGATTTTTCAATCTTTGCGTCAATAGACTTGCTTATTCCGTCTAATTGACCTTTTAGTTCTTCGTTCATTTTTTATGAATTTAATGAATTTAATAAATAATTATACACTTCTGAATCATTGCTTTTTACTTCAACATTCGGCGAAGTGATAATTTCTGTCGGCTTCGTGAACTCAATAAATAATGATTTTAATTTTAATACTTCTGCTTCAATAGCGTAACCCATTTCGTCTGAAATGTCGCCTTTGCGCAATAGTTTTGATAGGCTATCGTATCGTTTAGAAACTTTTTCTAAATCTACGTTACCTTTTACATCTAATATTTTAGCTTGGTCATTAGCTGCCAATGTAACGGCGCTAATTTCATATAGTTTAACCTCGTTGATTTCTCTATAATCTCCCTTGTCTTGCTTTTGGATTGGCAATATACCTACACTATTTTCGGTTATTACTCCGCTTTTCATTAACTCAACAACATCTTTTCCTAGTTGCGTTTTAGCAATCTCTGCAACAAAAACCAAACCTTTGTCATCCTCATAAAGTTCGGTCATTTTACCGATTGGTTGATTCATATCGTGTTGATATAAATATTTAACTCTAGAGCCATTCTCGGCGATTGTCTTTTTGTATGCGCCTTTCATAATTATATCAGAATCAGAATCTTTGTTTCCGAAGAATGATCCGTACCCTTTTATGATTCCGGCCTTTTCATCCGCATCGATTAACTCTCCAACTGGAGCCGCCTTATAAAGAATTGTGTTCATATAGAAAAATTTTTGTAAATATACGATTTTTAAATTTTTGTTAATTCAGAAAATTCACCCGGAATTCCGGCTTCAAAAACAATATCGTTGTCTTGATTTTTTAAAGGCTTATTGTGATTGTTTTCGCCTAAAAGAATTTCATTTGGTATCTTGTCAAAAGCTAAACACTTAAGGTCTCCAAAATAATTTTTGCAATTTATACAAATGTTGTTTGTCATTTTATAAAGTATTAAATAATTTAATTAATAATTCCGGCACACCTTCTGGCCCATAAACCCTAAAATGTGCGTACCATTCAGCAAGGTATTCCTTATAGTTTGTACGTCCGTATTCTGAAACACTATTTATTTGTTTAAAACCAACGCCTCTTGTTTCACCTAATTGTTTAAAATGCCTAAAATGCCCTATTTCGTGGATAAATGTAACGCCTAAAGATTCAACTTGATCCTCAAAACCGCTTGAAATAGACCAAATTCGTGCCTTTTCGCCGTCTTTTATTTTAAATTTTATTCTATCAATCTCTCTTTTAAAAGAGTTTATTCTCGAAATTACTTGACTTTGTTTATAGCTTGTATTTCCTAAATACTTAATTTTATATTCATTTATTAAATCTTCTAATTCTTTAATTTGATTTTCATAAGATTTAAAATTATGTTTTGTATGCTTTTTAAAATTAGATAAATTTAAAGAAATTCTATTTTGAGAAGGAGAGTAAACCGCCATTGCATTTGAACGTGCATTTCTATAAGTAGTAATTGAATTTAAACTTAATTTTGAGAATTTATTTTCCTTTTCATATATCTTTAATATTTCATTGTATTGTGATTTTTTTAACCCTTTTAAATTAACATTTTTAACACCTCCAATTTTTAACATTCTTTCCTCTGCCTCTTTTAAAGACTTAGCCGGAACAAAAATATTTTGACTTGAACTAACACTTGCAACAGTCGCTCCGACATCTGCAACAAAGTCTCCTAAACCATAACCCGTTCTAGTTCCGCCACCTAAACCAAAGTTAATGTCAGTAATTTCTCCGGTTGCTTGTGCAGTTTCTTTAGGAAATGGCGCTATTGAACAACGGCAGTTAATTACCTCACTAGCCGGGCCGCTTGGGTCTCCCGGGTACATCATTAAAGCACCCCCAACCATAAATGGCTCATTTTGAGGAACTGGCTCACTTGCTCCGGCTTCAGCGTGAGTTGACCTAGTTCTGTCATCAAAAGACGCAACCCACTCTTTCATCATATCGGCCGCCGGGAATATTGTGTTTGCAGATTTTAAAGTTGCAAAGTTCGCAGCACTTGTTGCCTCTGTTCTAACTAATCGCTCCGCTTGAAACGCCGAATATCTATTGAATTGGCTTCTTAAAATCCTAGTCTTTTCGGCAATACCTAAATTTTGAAAGTCAATATCAGTCATTAAATTTCTTGTAACTTTTTGAAGTGTAGCTTTTGCAGTTCCACTTACTAAAGTAACCCTTTCAGCACCTACGGCAGAGCCATAAGACGCAAAAGAATTTTGCCATTCACTAACATATTGATTCGGATTAACTCCCTTTTTTATGTATTTATCAAAATTTCTTGCATACCATTTGGCAAATTGTAAACCAATATCCTCGTATAAATCACGATAAATTTTAATTAGTTCACTTGTACTAAATAAAAGTTGAAATGATGTTTGACCGCTAGACAAAAAAGATTCTGCTCCTTTATAGTATTGGTTTTTATAGTATCGCCTTACTTTAGAGGATTGCCTTTTCTCGGCCTTGTCCAATTCCTTTTCAAAAGCCTTTTGCCATTTGTCTTTGTCTAACCTCAATTAGTCGTCTTTTAATTTGTTTACTTCTCTTATTGCCCAATCAACCCCGGCAGTTCCACCCCATAAGTTCCAAGCTACATA